ATGCGGGGTGGGGTGAGATTTTTTAGACCCCTCCCCCCGGTCTGAAAAAATATTTCCCCTCTCTTTTCCAAATTTTTAATTAAATGTGTTTACCTATTCTTTTTGAACTTTTATATAAATTCCAGAAACATTTTCTAAAACTATTTCATCTATTGCTTGCTCGATAGCCAACTCAAGATCTGAATCTGACAATTGATCTGAATCAACAAGTATTCGACCAAGGAATGAAACAGTTTGGTAGCCTGATGCAATGTCATACGCATACCATGCACCGAAGTCATCGAAAGGAGAGTGAGGGTTATCAATAGTACTTAGCATTGTCCTCATTCATCCACCTTCCTTAATACCTTTGTCCAATGTACTGAGTGATACACCAAGATGTGCTGCGACTTGAGCTCTATCATAACCAGAAGCCAACATGGCTGTAGCTCGAGCTGTCTTAGCTGGTGTCATTAGTATCTGATCCTTTGGAGTAGCGTGCTTATACACGTCTTCCATGTTAGCTTTGTCAAGCATCTGTGTTAGTTTGTTGGTACTAACTGCGCCTGCTTGAATAGCGTCCCATTCAGAATCAGTAAACTCTATGTCATTCTTTCTTGCACCTACACGAACACGGGCTTCTTGTAGTGCCTGGTATTCAATCTTCTTTCGTGTATCAGAATCCATTCCTGGATTAGCGTTATGTCTTGCCTTGATGTTGACATTGGCTAGGAGTTGGGCCTGCCGTTCAAGAGGCCGGTTCCTAAGGGCGAGGTCTAACTTAGCATCAAGGGAGGCCACTTCTTTTGCATACGCCTTCTTTGCAGAGGGCGACTGCTTGGGGGTGGGGGTATTAACATAGTCAAGGCGGGCACGGTTAGCTAAGGCCTTTAGTTTGTTAGCATGGTTTGCATAAATGATCTCCATAGGGTGGCCCTGCACAAGATCAAATGCATCCCTAACCTCTGCTAACTTCTTACTCTTTATAGTCCTAGGCTTACCCGTCTTATAGCTCGTCTTATCTAGGTACTTGTACTCACGTTCACCAGTAGTCTTATTGATGGGCCCACCTTCAGAAGCAGGCCGATCTATTCTATATGGCACATCTATTCTTGCTCTAGCCCTTGAGATGATGGTTGATCCACCACCTCCTGATTGATACTTCTTCTTAAGCTGCTTGATGTTGTTATCATTTTCAGATAGCTTATGATCTAAACCATGCTTCTCTGCATCAATGACAACCATTGAATGTTTAACAGCCCTCACCATTTCTGATGATGGTGCACCAGCCAAAGACATGTCAGTAATAAGATTAGAAATCTTACCCATCTCCGATTGCGTATTTGACATTATCTTCATTCCTGGATAACCAGGGTATGCTGATTGAGGATTGAAATCTTTGAGACCCTCCAAAGCGGGGTCATCTCTAATTTGTGTTCGATCATCCGGTATTACAAGAACCGTATCACCATCGAAATCTGCACCAGATAGTCTCTTAGCGACTAGATGATTAATACCAACCGCATCTCTCGCATCTCCGAGCAACCGCTTTGCTTCAGCATGTTTGTTGTTAACAGTAAGCCTAGGAATTTCAAAAGGCCCCCCGTGTGGATGACGAATCAGGACAACGGTTTCTCCACTAGCAAAACGAGGGGCATAGATTTCATTTATCTTCATGCTTGGTATTGGTAAAATTACATGGTTGCCCATACGTGGTAAAGCGGCTGCCTTGAGATGAACTACTGCAGAATCGGTTGCTTCATAGAAATTCTTAAGAAGCTTCTTACGAACCACAGCATTCGTAAGCTTGTTGATGTCTTCCAATTGAAACTGTCGACGTTCATAGGTCATGTCAAGCTGTGATTTAGCCAGAGCACGGCTTTGTTTTGAAAGGAACTGGGAGGATAGGTTCTTGGACCAATCTTCCCAATTGCCTTCTTCATTAACAAGATTCATAGCCGACGTTACACGCTCATCTGGTGTGCCAGAATTTTCTAAGATCTGACGACGGGTAGATCTTAGAAGAGGGTGCTCTCCGTTGGGACCATAACCTTCTTCTACATTCTTCTTCATTGCATCTAGCTTGTTACCACTACTTTCTTTAGCTGTATAGAATTGAACATCCACACCTTCCGGCATGTCCTTCTTATAGGTTGCCATACCTTTGAGGTAATGATCATTTCCCACAGCAACACGAACTTGTGCGTAGTTATTTGCACCCAACTCAACATCTTTAACACCGGGACGAACGTAGATCATTCCGTCTGCTTTGTCGCCCCCTTCGGATCCATAAACAACTGCCACACGCTTTGGATCCAATTTGAGGGGCTCGTGCAACTTCGAAAATGATCTTCCACCGGTTTCAGAATATGATTGGAGAAGCTGAATGTTGGCTCTATTCATCCATGCTTCTTTTTGAGTCATCCCAGGAGTGCAAAGAACCTTGATTCGGGTGGTTTCGCCTGTTGCAACTTGACGCTCGCCCACTGTGTGAAGTTCATACCCATGCATCTTTGCCATCTGAATGGCTACATCAAGTCGTGATCTTGGAACTCCAATATAATTCTCAACACCACTACCTACTTGTACCATCTTCTTCTCATCGACTTGTTGCATGAGCATGTTTGCGGTGGTTTCAAGTTGATCAGCTTTGTCCTTGGCACCAGGAGCAAGCAACGTTCGAACAGTAGACTCAGGAATGTTCATTCTCTGTCCAATTGCGGTCGGACCGTACCCCTTATCCTTCAAACGCTGGGCCAGGACAATTTGAGATTGCTTTTGCTGATTTCTAGCAATGGTCTTCTCGGCACGAAGCTCATTCATACTCATGCCAAGGCCTTTGGCAATTTCTCCTTCGCTAAGACCTTTGCTTCTTAACTCAGCAATATAATCTAACAGAATTTTGTTGTGCTGATCTTCACTAACACCGTCTACATTACCGCCAGAACCCCACGGGTAACGCCCTGATCTACGAATAATGCCATAATGGAGAAGGTCGGCCTCTTCTATTAGCACGAGCATCACCCCCTTTCATCGATGGGTTGCCAATTGAAAGATCACAAGACTTCCACAAAGAATAAAAGACCAAATTACTATTGATACAATCATTAAAAAGCTTAATTTAGACAACGTGCCAAAGATCTTCCACATTCTGCCCGTCCATTTGCTCAAAATCTATCAGACGCTTTCATTTGCTCAATTTGAAGATCAAACTGAATGATCTTATCCATAATCTCTGATATTGTTTCAGCAAACGGCTCGAAGATTTTGATTTCATCTCTTTGATAGATGCGAAGCTCAATGTCTATGTCAAACGGACTGATACTATACTCCAAACAGAACAGAGCAGCATATACTTCTAGCTGATGCTCTGACGTACGAGTGGCACCCGTCTTTAAATCATGAATTCGCAGCTTACCTCTTCGAAACGAAATCGTGTCCGCTGTGCCAAAACAATTCACAGAATAAAATAGTGGTTGTTCACAATTCATTTTGAAACCAATGGCGTCATTAACATAAGTAGACAACGCCCTATTAGTTTTGGACAACTTAACACCAAGTCGAATCGCTTCATGTGCTAGATTATGCAAATCTGTGCCTCGTCTAGCTGCCATAGAAGCAACAAAACGAGCCTCCAACTTTTCATCGTTGTAATTAAGCCAATGATAGTTGCTCGGACTAAGAAATGCGTGTTTCTCGTATAACTCCGAATGCGTGTTGAAGATCACCTAATACTTCCTCCTCATTTTCTGGATTTATAAATGAGGCAAAAGACATATCATCAAGCAAATCGATGTAATACTCTTGATTTGGCTGCACAGCAGAATTACCAGCCATCTTGATCTCAAGCGCTGCCCACGTGTTCAAATACAAGATCAAAATGTCGGGCATACCTTGAATACCACGGGGGTCGTTTTTAATGATGACACACCCCGGAAGTAATTGCTCTAACTTCCTAACAAGTTTTAGTTGGTAGTGTCGCTCGTTCAAACTCATTATACTTTACCAGTTGGGGCCCCATAGAAGGCGGTCTTACCAAACGTGAAAATTCCACCGTCTTCGGCCAAGCACCAATAGCCATCACCCTCAGCATCAAACTCGATATCCACGATCGGCTTGTTCAGCTTCTGGCCGCCCATACTTCCGTGGAACGGAGCCTTGCCGAATGCGAAGATTCCACCATCTGAACCTACGAGAAGATAACCGTCATCCTGTGGTCGCAACGCCATTCCAACAATAGGCGCATTTAGATGCTGACCACCCATTGAACCATGGAATTTAGCATCGCCGTAACAGAAGATACCACCGTCTGCTCCGACAACATAGTATCCACGTCCACTCTTAGTCCGTTGAATCTCCATCGCTCCACCTTTCTTAGTCGGAGGGGCCGGTGCTGCTCCACCGACTGTACAGGCGGCAACAATCTCGTTCCACCGCTCTCGAGTTTTGTTCCCAGAGCATGCTGTCGCACTACCCGGTGATTTGGAGTGATCGCATACAGTAGGGACATTGACAACTTCACCACGAGCTCGGCAATCAGCCAATGCGCCTTGAATCAACTCAATATCTTTGTCAGTTACCGGGTATCCAGTATGGCGATCCCCGGATAGACACACGTCCACTGAGTCACCGTTGTAGTTGTATGTTCCAAACGAATCGGCCACAGAACGGAACCGCTCCCACTTTGTGACTCCGATGCCATACGTGTAACCGCCGTATGAGTACCCGCTCGAATTATCAGTCGGTGCTCCACCGCCCTGATGATGGATTGTGACACGAGAAACCGTCATCGCTCATCCGGATGACGATCGTGGTCACGGTTTTCCCTCTCGGGTTGCCGTGATGCAGCCTCTTCCTCGGGCGTTGGCGGTGGCTGCGGACCATCTGTTTCTTCTTCGTTTGGCCCCATATGGATTCCTCCCGGTTAGACAAAAACGACGATAAAAGTGCGAGACCGTTATCCCCTCATTACAATATATGTGTGAGCTGCAGGATTGTATATAGGTCAGGTTTTTCGGTTTCTTGTAAAAGTATACTGCTCTCCAGTTGGGAAAACTCTAGTGCCTGAGATGATGGAATGATGAATATCTTCACACAAACTTCCGTTTGCAATAGCCGCTTTGAATATGTTCTTGTATCGAACGTTATGTGTAACATCAAGAACAGGACCGTGGAATGCCCAACCAGGAACACTTTCAAATTGTCTTGTGTAAGCCCACGCAAACCATCTCGGACGCCAAACGATGTTTGACTCATGTAGGTTGGATCGGTTACCGTCTAGTTGGATGGGGGTATTGAAAACCTCCGTCTCCCCTGGGACAAACGCTCGAGCCACCAATACCTTCACAGAACGTCTGTACTGTTGACCCTCATACACGAGACCTACTGTTGGAATATCGTAATAGGTTGGCGAATGTTTCATCTGTCTTCCGGTACGAACGTTATACACTCGTCCATAATTGCTAACTTCGTAGTTCGGGAATCCAATAATTGGACGCCTTACCTCGACGTCTGTATAATCAATCATTTCTCTCCTTTTTATGGCGCCCGGCATTCGGCAAATAACGACCCTTTTAAAAAGTCTATAGAAATAGGGGGTTAATATATAGTATTTGCGTTTATATACATACCCACTTTTATATAAACTAATAGAAGAGTATTTGCCAAGTGTACATATAACCACGTTCTCCCACGTCAGAGTACCTGCAAACTCCCGGCAACCCTACCGACAAATTGTCGAAACACTCAATTTTGAGCTACAAATTCGCCGGTTTTTAATTCGCTTTTTTCATTAAACGATCTTTTATTCGCCAAAGCCTTCATCACCGCAATATCGACATACGCTGACGAAGTAAGTATGTAGTAGTACAAATCAGTATACTCTGTATTCAACCGGTCTATTCTACCCTGGCTTTGTATGTAATTCTTGTAAGAATACGTCAGAGAATACAAAATCATCGCATCAGTTTCCGTGCAATTCCAACCTTCGCCACCCGATATGTACTGGACGAGATATACCCAATTGTCCGTGTTTGGTATAGGTTGCTTGCGGTGTCCGTTCCATTCACACAAGACAACTTCTTCCCCAAGGCCCCTAAGAATTTCAAGTTCGTAATCAAAATTGTAGAAGATTATCAACCGAGGATGAAACTTCATCAGGAACCTAACCGCCTCCAGACGGCTCGGATCAGAGTTGATAATTCGTCGCATAACTCGCCAAAGTTCGGCAATATCTCTGATCGGCCGATCCTCGAAAACGTTCCAGCGATTCCTCTGAACGGCCTTAATCAACTCCTTATCATACCCCACATTCATGAAATTCAGAATTCGCTCAGTGTGCCTCAGGTAAGGCATCTCCACGAGAATCTGATTCCGATACCTCTCGAGCGTTGCCTCTCCAAGATAGCCAACAACCTGTGGAAAGCGTACATACGGAGCATACAAGACGTGCTGACGTTTGAAGTCCGTTATGTTCTTGTACCACCCGTTCGCAATGAACACCGGGCCATAATCCAACCATGTATCCCCAGGGGTAGCACTCAGGAGAATCCAACGATTGCTCTTCACTATCTTCAGGAAGTTCTTTACCCATGCGCCGTGTCCAACCAGCCTCTGCTCATCGAAGATGAAGAACGCATCCTGAACATCTAGGTACTTACCGAGATTATTCCAAGAATCAACAGTAAGAATCCCAGCATTAGTAAACTCATCCCGAGTACTAATGCCAGCTCTAGCGGCCTCTCCCTCCCAATCCAGGCTATCTCTTTTCTTAGCCGTTGTAATGACGATAAGCTCACGAGGAGCCTCTTTCTTCATGTAGTACGCTATGGCTACGGCCGACTTTCCAGAACCGACGCCCCCATAGAGAATCTTTCCGTTATCAAGAAATTGCAACGCTTCTTCCTGATGCGGCATTAGCTCAATAGCCCGAGGGCGTTCCTCAAGACACGATTCCATTATCGCCTCGACAGCGGTGGATTAGGCCTCCGGGGCTTCAACTCAGCGTCTTTATGAGCAATAATCTTGACGTCTTCGTTCTTCAAATACCCAGCCCGATTAAGCCACTCGATAACTGCATCCACGACCACCGGGAGATCTTTGGTGTCTGACTGGGCTAATTTGTCATTAACGAATTCGCTTAGATATGTCATTCACATCCCCTCCGAAACGTCCGTAATTCTGGGTCATACTGATACCAACACACGTCTTGATCAAACGGCATGGGTCCAACATGCAAAGTAATAGCCGTCCCCCTATGACAATATGTGCATTCTCCACCATCCACGGCCTGATTCAAGAGCTCCATCAATGCATGAACCGGATGTAACGCCGCTCCGATTTTGTATGTGATTTCTCCGCCTTCGGGTTGCGGCACGTGGTTTTCGTCCACACCATACTGAGCTACTGCGATCCACACCGTGGGTTCTTCGTCGTCTTGAAAACGTATCTGCATGCTTTGTGCGCCCGTACGACCGATCATGTCCAAGGCAGCATTGAATCTCGGGTCGTCGATCGAAAAATCTTCATCCGGCATCTATCTCCCTTCCACTACGTCACGCTCGACATCACTCAACTCTTCACCCCAGCCGCTGAATATGAATTTGGGCTCTTGCCCAGTCAATTCGACGTAGGCTTTTCGAACCGCTTCCCGCATGGGAGCATCTGCCCCAAGAACCAACGTATCTTCTTCAACTTCACCAATTCTACAAGACCACAAAGGCATTGTTTCTCCTTAGTTAAAAAAATATATCAAAAGCAAAAAGGAAGTATCCTGTTACAGATACCTCCTCTTTTGATTACTTTCCGTAAACAAGTTGTCTAGCAACTGTCGCCGCTTCTTTGATTTGATCACAGTTTTTGATCAGGTTGTCAAAGTCTCCCAACGTAAGCTCTTGCTTACTTAGAAGTCTTTTAACTTCTGACTCAACCGTCATCGAATCATCAAGAATGTTGCGTACATGCTGGTTCATCTTATTCCTCTCGTAGGTTCTCATTACAATGCATGTAAATCCTACGAAGGCAAAAAGGAAGTATCCTGTTACAGATACCTCCTCTTTTGATTACCATTCCTCACGAGCGACCATTGTCTCGAACTCTAGGTCCGACATAATCGTTTTCAAGCTCTGGCCTCTGTATGTACCGCTGACCAAACGCTCCTTAACAAGCAGCGCGGCCGTACGCATCGCTTCGATGTCTTTGGCCTCATTGGCCTTGATCTCTTTGCGTTCCTTACGTCCTGCACGCACTGTTTTGGTGCATTTGACAGCGAGTACTCCAACAGCGGCGATAGCTCCAACAACGATTGCTGCGGTTTGCTTTCCGTTCTCGTTCATTAGTTTCTCCTGTGTAGGGTCTCATTACAATGTATGTAATTCCTACGAAGAGAAAAAGCAAAAAGGAAGTACCAGTTTCCTGATACCTCCTTTATGAGTTACTTACTTTTGAGTTCGCTCTGAAGTTCCAGATCCTTCTGAAACCGCTTGATGGCACGCTTCTCGATCCGAGCCTTGAGCACCTTGTTGGCCTTGGTGACTGCTGTGAATGCGCCGAAAGCGGCGAATCCAACCAGTACCCAAGCAACAACGCTCGCACTCTTCTCAGTGGCGTCCAAATCAGCTTCTGAAGTCTTGTTCTCCATTGTGATTTCTCCTTTTAGTAGGTTTTTAATCTCATTATATTGTATGTATTTTGTGCGAGACTTTCACCCATAAACGAAGTAAACACGGTCTCCATAAGGATCTATAGCACTACAAACTCTTGTGAGGGGGCCAAAAGAGTCTCTATCCCCGTCCTGCCAATATACTTGCGTGTAGCCGATGTGCTCCAAGCGTGGCTGAAGAATTTCCCGCTCTTCCTGGCGGTACGTTTGCTGATTAAAAGTAAGACCGTGTGTAGGTATGACGTCCGCCAACGGCCGGTAAATCACTTTGTGCTTGTCCAATTTCCCCTCCGTCAAATTTTAAAGGGGAGAGTGGGCCAGCGGTTCCCTTCTGAGGAACTTAACCCACCCTCCGTCGATTCCGTAGCCGTGGACTTGCATCAGTACGACACGGCTTTCCAGGAACATGCAAGCGCTCCCTTGCTCAGCCCCTCACGGGATAAAGAAACGGAATCCGGTTTTTTGTTTACCTGAACATCGGGTGGGCAGCTACCCCCTATTTCCCAATGCGCTCTGTGTTATCCTTCACAGTCCACCCGTCTCACGACGGCGCTCTGAGCCTAAGGTCGTTTAACGTCGCTCAGTCGACGAAATCAACGTCCGGCCCGTTCGGATCAGGAATGTAGGTGAATGTGCACCGCTTCCCCGTAAACTTCTGAAACTCGCAAGGCCTTCCGTCGTCCCAGTAATCGTGGATCTCCTTGCATGCTTTGATCCTACGAAACCCAGGAACCTCAAGTCCCCTACGAACGTTTACTCCTCTTTCATGAGCAGTCAACGTTTCATTCAACTGCTTAAGAGAGTGGTGTTCGTTTACTCCTGGACTTTTTGGGCATGTCCACTTCCACATAGGAAGCCTCCAGACTGACGGGCATTTCCCATCAATAGTATTTTGTCAATCTGGCAAAAAGAAAAATTAAGAGAGGATTAGGAAGCTTGTATCATCAATCAACCTCCGGAAGCTTGTACTTACGCTGGTCGGGTTTGTACGCCCGAGTGCATCTTAAGTTTCTTATCCTTTGGAATTGATAATTTCTTATCCTTTTCCTCTCATTATAATGTATGTATATTTTGCGTCTATTTGCGAACGTGAGAGGTGGCCTGACTATGCGGCTATCGCTGGATGGAACAAGCAGGCACCGCATTCGCAGACAGTAAGGCTCGAGTAGATTTCTAACTGCAGAGTCGGGAATCTACCCGCCTTAGCACCCCTCTGTGCCCCCGCACAACTACTTCTTGTTACCCTTCCATCCGTGGGCTCCGGCGTTTCGAGCATTGATTGATTTCTGAGCATTTGATTTCGTCTTTGAATGCCCTACAACTTTGCCGGTGTTCTTGTTGACGATGCTGTATCCCTTACCCGACTTCTTAGCTGAGTAAGGCATCATCACCTCCTAGGCTTGCTTCTCCATGAATTCAACCCAAGGTCGAATGTTCTCGTCTTCCTCGACGAACTGCTCTCTGAAGATCTTCCGTGAGTAGCAACGAACGTTCTCACCCATCTTCGTCATGTAGAAGCCTGGGTACACCCGGAAAACGTTTGGGACCAAGCGACGGTCGACAAGAATATACTTCGTACCGTCTTCCCGCTCACGAACGTCCCCGACATACTTAGCAACCTCGTTGATGTTCTCGACAGTAACTTCTACAGCCTGGACAACGAAAGGCTTACGAACGAAACTCTTAAACTCCATATGTAATCCTTGTCCATTTTTCGAACGGCCTCTGATTTTAGTCAGCATGATTACCCGGAGGATTCTCGTTAATCGAATATTTACGTTCTAGTGCATCCTCTTCAATAGTTACGAAGAGAGACTGGAGATAAGCTTTAGTTCCTGTTTTACCATTAACACTCCAGTCATACCCTCGTGCAATTAGATCGGCTGTTTTGATATCAGCCCAATCCAATACATCAACCGAACTCTCGTCGAGCTGCGTACGTGTCGTGGTCGTCAACAACACAACACGAGGCGGTCGATTATTGAAATTCACTGCTACAGAAATATAAGGTGTGTCCGGTTCTCCTTCCTCTCTCGATTCCAAGTATCGTACATTCCATCCATCCTCGAGCATCTGTACAGCGACGTCCGGAGGTAGGATGACTGCGAAGTTACGATCGCCTTCTCGATTGTATTGGCCTTCTTTTCCTGAGAAATTACGGAATATGATCGGTGCGTCTTCCACCATGAAAGTTTTAGCCGAATCACTCATGTCGCATCACCGCTGTTTCTGTATCAAGTTGGAGAAGCTCTGCAATCCAAGCTTCAAGACGACTGACACGTTCTCTTAATGATTCCAACTCTTCTTCGTGTCGAACAAGACGTCTTGATTGTGGTACATTATAAGCAGCTTTCTGTTCATCCATCAATCTTGCTCTCCTGTCGTTTTCATACATTACGATACGAGCTCCTCGTACGGAACAAACTTTTCAATCGCTGCAATAGCGTCGTTCTTCAACTTATCGAAATATGACATGTCAGTATGGAGCTCGCCAAGGGATTCTCGATAAGCAGCAACCTCACGTTCGATCCACAAATAACCGGTTGTGCCAGTGACTCGATGATTCTTCTCGTCCTTGACCCTCCACAAGATTCCACCGCCGTTCTCAACAGGCATGAACGCTCCTGTCGTCCCGACAAGTCTCATCTCGTCGAAGATTCCGTTTCCTGGGATGTCAAGGTAGATACGTCCTTGCTTAACGCTCTTGACTTCACAAAGATCGTCAAATTCCAACGGAGCATGTGAAAACAGTTCCTTGAAAACATACGGATGCTGGAATTGTGCTCCCACAGCAGTCCAGCCATCAGAGCTACTAGCAACGTATACTGCATCGTTGACGAGGCATAGCTTGTCGTAGGTGCATTCGTGCTCGAACTCATAACCATACTCCTGTCCGAAATCAATGATAAATTGAATAATCTGTGAGTCTGCATTAGGAATCTTGATGGAATCGGTTTTGATGTGGGCTACGGTATAACCCTGCTCTTGGACAGCATGCTTCAGGTCAATCATAAATAATGCGCCACGTTTGGCGACTATATTATCCTTGTTACGATTATCCCGAAACATGTTCTCGAATCGAGCGCTGGTCAATCCGTATACAATGTTGATTACGATCTTTAGAGCGTATGCCAAATCGTTAGCTGCTTCAATGTCATACACTTCTTCACGATCTATTAAGAACTGACGCAATCTACCGTCGAACATCTCCGACGCTGCATCATAATCCTTACGTTTAATGGCGATTCGAGCATCTATGAGTTCGTTGTACTTCTTCGTATAAGGCCCGAAGAGATTAAGCATCCTTATGCTCGTAGGATGCATAGAGACGATGTCTAAGACTGCAACATCGGTATAATAACCCGGTTCAGAATATACGTAGCCACCTTCACCCGTAACCTCTTCACCATACGTACTTTGCTTTCCATCGAAGACATAGCCTGGGAACTCCTCACTCAAATCTGTGTATATAAATTGTCTCTGAGGATGTTTGTCCTCGCCAAATATGATCCTAGCGGTGTGCTGTTGTGTCGTATGGTTGACAGAAAGTCCTGACAGCTCGGAGAGAATCTTTCGTGCCACGAAGTCCTGTTCACGATCGTTGAAGACAGCTTCCGTGGATATGACATCGTTGACACAGTAGTCTTCTACCTTTGACCACTGTCCTTCTGGGACTGGTTGATCCCATGGTAGATCAAGCTCTTGGTGATGTATACCGAGATCGATCTGAAACTTCTTCAACCCCTGCTTCTTAGAACTAAAGTCGTAAATATCCGCATAAGACAGATTGTAAGCCTCACCGAACAATGCGCTGTTATTTGTCTTCTCGTTGTAGATAATCTTCTGACTCAGCAGAAACAATTCCTCGAGGGAGTAACCGAGATAACGAGCGTACAGAATATGGTTGTCGTATCGACGATTGTTGAAGCCCACAAGTTTCTGTTGGAACAACGGTTCTATGTCCAGCATGCATGGATTGATCATGCGGACGACTTGATCAGAGTCTTGAACCTTCCAACACACGATGAAGAGATTAGGATATACCTCCACATCGAAGAAGACTAAAGGCTTGTCTTCGAAATTTGTTTCTTCTGGCATCTCGTTCTTACCGACAAACCGCATCGTCTGCACGATTTTGATACATGCCAAGGATTGATGAGTACTATTAGTTGCAAAGGTCAGGATCTTTGGTCGCAGATCAGTGACGTCGTAACTGAGACCGTTGTCGTATGCATCCTCAAGAATATGATGAATGAAGTCGATTGATGGCTTCGTTCCTGGATGAATTTCTTTCCTGAGGTTGCGTTCTATGAGTTCTCGGAGACCTTTTTCACTTTGAATGTTCTTAGCCTTGAGCATCTTCTTCTCTTTTCTCGGTAGGCCTCCACTGAAACTCATTATATCTAAATTATTGCACTTGGTAAGTTTCCGCCGGAGCGAACTATCACCAAGAAGCGTTTTAATCTCTACTCCGGGTTCCAGTACGCTAACGAGCTCACTAACATCGTCGCTATAAGTGTAATGCAGATGCAAACCTTCGCCACTTTGACTGACTTCTGTATACGTTGGTGGGAATTTGGATGCAGCCTCAATATTGCGTTCAAGACTTTTCTCTCCTTTCTCATCCACCAAATCGAAGTCAATGACGATGTGGTTCTCAGGAACCTTTACAAAGTGGAGTCTTGTGGGATCGAGCTCTCCCAAGGTTGTGATGACGTTTTCCCACTTTTGGGTCGGTAGTCCGTTAGAGTTAGCTCTTTGCGCCGGTTGCGAAGCGCACGAATTATTAAAGGCAGAAGGGCGATCAGCGGGATTATAATCATCCAGCTCAATAACGTATGTCCGGTCAGGAACGAACGGAACCGGCCCTTGCTCCGGGAGTCCTTTGAATCCGATGTAAACACTACGGTACTCCTTATCTCCGATGAAATATCGATCTTTGAAATCTTCGAAATAGCTTGACAGTTCGTCTCTAACTTCATGATACTGACGACGTTTCAAAATGTTTGCTTCTTCACAATAGATCTTGTAAAGCTCCCAAACACGTTTTAGTTGTATGCCATCTTCAGCTTTGAAAATATCGAAGTGAGCCTCCACAAAGTTGTAGAAGCTGTCTGTCAACATCATCATCTTCGTCGGAATGTAATTATCGTAATAGAATTTCCCCATGTCTCGATAACGACTGAGACATTTATGAGCAATAGCTCCAAGTTCATAGTTGATGTTCTCAACCAGAATATGGTATCGCCCTACTTCAATTCTTACATTCGTTGGATGAACGTCGATCAATCGTCGAGTGTTACCAGCTTTTGCATCCGTAATCTTCACAGGCTTGTTTGTACCCATGACCAGAAACGCATTCGGTCGGATGGTAAACGACGATCGATACTTGACGTTGATGTTCATCGAGTCGTGACCAACAATGGAATTCAATCTGGTGTTGTCTTCTATCCTTGACAAATCACCATCGTGTTGAATAGCAACTAACGGATTGTATTCAAACGATTCCATTGCAAACGTACCGTTGCTACTTGTCAGTGCCTTCGCTTCGAACGTTGTCAAATATCCGGTGAAGAGCTTCTCCATGATACTGATAACTGTCGATTTACCACTGGCAGGGGGTCCATAAAACACGAGGAACTTTTGAATCCACTTTGAATCCCCAGAAATAATAGCACCAATAGTCCACTCGATTTTGTCTCTCTCTTCAGGAGAATATAGAACGCTGAGCAACTCTTCCCAAGCGTCCGTTCGTCCCTCGACGAGAGAATATGGAAGTTTCTTACTGACGTAATCTTTCTTCGTGACTTCTGTATTAGCAAAGGTTATGTTCTCATCCAAAGGATGATAGTTACCCTTGTCAGGAAGATTTCGAATATACTTGTTGAATCGTTCCCAACTACCGGTACTAAAATTTCTGGTGAGCAAAGGTTCAATAATCTGTCCTTTTCGCTCAGCTTCATCGACGAAGGCCTGCAAATCGGCGTCTACAATCCTCTGCACATCCAACTCGTTTGTAGACCACATACCACGTTGCTCATCCCAAACGGCATAGAATGAGCCGCCTCTAACCATCAAGTCATCAAAATGATCAACGACCCAGTCAGGGTATGCTTGAGGAAATCCTTTAGTTTCTTTTACTCTTATCTTATAGAAATCCACATACCCTCCCTTCAGTCGAGCAGGTCGTGGTCTACAAGATACTCACAGAGCTGGAACCATAGTTCAACCGTTCTTTCGTCTTCTCGATACGTATTCATTGGAAACATACCACCATTGCCGTCGTCTTCGTACATTCTCCAAATAAAAGTTTCGAGTATTTCGTTAATTGCATTTAGATTCGCATGATCGTCCGTAAATTCCGTCAAACCGAGGTTATGAAGGAATATCCAGAACCAATCATATGCGTTTCCGTCTGTCATGTATGCGGCTCGTTTGGAGAATGCTATCAACATTTCAAGGACAGAACATCCTATGTCCATGCGCCACGATGGATCATCAGGAAGATCTGCCGCAATGATAAATTCTCTCCGGAGCTCTTTTCCGTCTTCGGCTCTGTTATCATCACCCGATAAAAGCCATACGAACTCAGTTCGGTGCAATGTCCTGAGCAGTTCCCAATAAGTCAAACTTGGACTTGTGACTTTACTATCGACAACTTTTGCACAGAGCCAATTGAAATATAGATTTTCAAGCGGCTCGCCCATAATCAGTCCCGTTTAAACTTTCGAACGGAATGTTTGACATCTTTGTCAAGATCATCTTCGAGCTGCGTACCCAATACTTGCACTTGAAAATATCCGTGATCCAGAATCACTTCGTATTCAGCACCCAAGTTTTCGTTTCGAACATACACAATACTCGAGTCTTCTGAACCGTGACCAAATTTCAACTCACCGACGATCAATCCGTAGTTGTAGATCGGAACATCATGCTCATCACAAAGAATATCATCTCCTTTGTAGTATGTGAGCGTGGTTTGGGTACAGTCCATTTCTTTGTTGAAGAACTCGTCTCTGTGAATAATGTACGGAAACTCAGGCCCACGACCTTCGAGTTCTGCTTCATAGTCCCAGTTTTCGTCACCAATATCTTTGAAGATTGTATCTGGAATAACTACTTTTGTTTTGGTTGCTTCGTAATCAGCTTCGTTAATGTCTCGATCCTTGAACGCCGGATGAGCCGCCATTGAAGCGTGCATCTCCTCGGCTCTTCGATCTAAAAAACTTTTACCATCATCATTAAATCGTTCGACAACACTAGACGCTTCTTGAATCATACGATTAAAAACTTTCGTACGTTCGTCAAACTCGAATTGAAGTTGAAAATTATGATCTTCAGGATCTTCTTCAACTTCGATTGTATCTAATTCAACCCACTTTCTTCGTTGTCCCAGAATAAAACCAAGTCCTATTCCAATTGAGAATGAGCCAGCACCGACAAGTATCGGAGTGACCCACTCTTTCTTTAGACGCATGATCCCCCTTTAAATCTTGTCGTAGATGACACCATCGACATTGAAATCAAGCAGGATTGAGCGTTCGAAACCGTTTACGAACCTTCCGTTATAGGCTTCGTAGATTCCGAAGTCGACATAGTTGTCACCTACGTCGCTGATTACCCAACCGACCACTGCCCCTGCTTTGGATCGATCGACACCCAGCATGTCATACACTTCATTTAGAAACAGATGCCCTCTTGCTTGCAGCAAATTGTTGGCATAGTTCTGCTGGCATTGAATGTAGAGCCGATTCAGTTCCGGATCCTTCTCCCAATGCTGTGAATACTCATCAAAGAACCTTGCGTAAGGAGAATACTTGTTCGGATCTACAACCTTTACTTCTTCTTTCTTACCGTCTGCGTTCTCAACCACTTCGAAACTGGCAGCATGATAAATATCCAGTTCCCTTTCCGGACCTAGCTCTTGCTTAACACGTTCACGGTATTCCAAATATGCTTGCTGAACGGCTGCGTAAGCTGCCATCAAAGCACTATTACGGCGTGTCAACTGAACATGCGAACCAGTTAACGCACCGATTGATGCCACACCGATAACAATTGACGGACCATACAGCTTTGTGATCTCCAATGCTGCTTTTCCGTACACATAACCCAGATCCTTACGATACTGATCGGTCGGATACCTGACGATGTCCGTGTCAGATTCTTGCTTCTCTGGATTCAACGCATGTACGTTATCGACATCAGTCTTGATCTTGTCGAGGCTCTCTGAGAGCTTCAATGTCGCTCGACATGCGAGCACTGTGCTTGTCACCGCACCGATTACACCAGCAGCAAAGAAAATATGCGGGGATTGCTTCTTACTTACTAATATAGATCGATTAAATCTTCTTGTTATTGAATTAATGTCCATTCTTACTCCTCTCACGACCTACACACATTTAAATTTCCTCCAACGAAGGAAGATCGATCACGTATCCATTACGCACTTGGCGAATCTCTACATTATTCAAATATGACCATCCCCACTTGTTGTCGACGTGAGAAGTTTCCAACCCGAGAAGATCGTACAAGTCTGCTAACGAAGCCACATCATACTTGTCGATAATGTCAAGAAGTCTTTCGACCACAAGCTCCGCTTCTTCTCTCGATGTCAGAATGATCTCATTCATCTGACGTCTTGGATTCTGTCGATAGCTACGAGGACCTTGCTCTGGAATATTCGCCATCCTCGGGTCACGACGCATTAGAGGATTATTGTATTGGACCCTAGGACGAGGATCATAATTCGGTCGACGATAAGTCGAATCTCCGTATACCAGACGCTCAGCGCCCTTTGTGACAGAATCAACGATCAGATTTCTCATCGCTGGCAGAAGCACTTCTGCTGAGACAAATTTCATGGCGAGAGTAAAATCTCCACCAAAGAAAATATCCTTGAACTTGCTACCAAGTGATTTCGGCTTCTGAACTACATCACCGGTTACTACCTTGACAACTACCTTTTCCGGTTGATCAGGCTTTGGTTCGCGTTGTTTCTTCGCATTACCTTGATAATCCAAGATTACTCCTTAAGTTACGCCCGGCGGAACAGGCGGAAGTGGCACGTCCACAAGCCCTCGAGGACGTGGAGGACCGTCTGGCTTATCCTGATCGATTGTCAAATCTTTTGGAATGACTCCCATGATGAACTCAGCAGCCACTGCCTCGTTTGATGCCATCTCCATGAACAACGCATCATACGCAGCACTCTGAGCAAACTCTTCACGAAGCGTTTCGTTCTTGATGAATCGTCTTCCATCATCAGATTTCACACCGTATGCGAGAAGAACGATCTTCTTGAACTCAGCGATAAGAGACTTGTTGTCTTCTGCTTTGATGATTGCTTTGATTGTTTCTTCCAATCCAGTCTTGTACTGGACTTCCAGCTCGATGATTTCGGTCTTTGTAAGATTGAAATAGAATGTCTCGGTGACCGTCTCCCCATTAAAATCTTCGTAAGTGATATCACGCTTAAGCACTCTTCGTCCTTCTCTGTGAGAAAAAAGGAGAAGCCGTGTTAGGGCCTCTCCTCCTTTAATCAACGTCCGGAACTTGCCTTCTGTGCTTTGTACATCGTGTACGCCATGTCATACAACTTATCCGCAAGCTGGGTAGCTGCGAAGGCTACTAAACAGCCCAACGCATACTTCCCGAACTTGTGAATCGTCGGCAGATCATCGACTTCCACGACCACAATTTCCTCAGACATTTCAATCCTTTCGTTTGATCTCTCATTATAACGCATGATTTACTTGCGAATTACAACGTAGTCGTATAGTTGTAGTCAAACGAAAGACATGGTCTTCCATCGTCCGTCAACACTGTGGAGAACTGCAAATCCATCAGCTTGTCAGACTTCCAACCGAGTTGCTCAGAATATGATGTCGCCGACAGCCCTATCATGTAATAGAAATCGTACAGCGTTGCATAATCCTGCGACAACAGTCTCGAATTCAAATCGTTCTGAGCTCTTCTTAACGTCTCCATGTCACTTGTGAAATATCGCCCAGTGAACAATTCACAACACAAGACGTTCCCTGGACCGCTCACTAAAATATCCGGAGACGGGGGTGGCTCTTTCAGTACTCGTTCTTGAGCAACACTATCTCTAATGGATTGATCTTTACGTGCACCGAACTCTTCAACGACTTTATCTCGATACTCAGAATATAGTTGCTGGGATACAGTGAATGCAGTTTGGGCAGCGAGGGTCTTACTGGCTTGAACTCGATTCGCACTGACGATGCAAATGATTGTAGAAGTCGCAGAAACCGCTGCTGGGATATAAAGTGTCCAGACAACTTTGGTACGCTCCATTAGACGCTCTTTGGGATCGTCGCTAATACCATTAAGCTCTTCGTATTCATCCAGCAGATCCACAGCTTCGACAGTTGCCTTAGCTGCCAAATATGCTGTCATTATCGTACCGACACCTGCGAAAGCGGACAGAATAAGTGGTGAATGATGCTTCGCATTCCTTCTGATTATGTTACCAACTTGTCCCAGGTTCATCGTTTACGCATCTCCCTCACAAATATCCAGATTAGCCAGAACCCGCATGTGAAGATCGTCATGAAGACATCCCCACAGAATTTAAAGAATCCATAACGTGGTTGACAATTACACGGTCCATGGCACGAACAACTCATGACACCTCCTTAGACAAAACAAAAATGAGAGGATCTTTAAACAGGTTAGCTAGTTGCCTAACTCCATCTAAAGTCTTATCTTCCTCTCATTACAATGGATGATTTTCTTGCGAAAGGCAAAAGGAAAGCCTGCGTTAACAGACTTCCCTTCGATTACTACTTGGCGTGAATGCGGTATTCAACCTGCCGAGCATAGGCACGACGACCTTGCGCTGCACTCATCGAATCGATTAGCTTCGCAGTTGCTGTAATTGCGAGTGCTCCGATAGCGACGACTGCAAGCGGATTTTCGTCCCATGCCTTCTTCAGCTTGTCTTTCCACATTTTAATCTCCTTTGTAGGGTCTCATTATAGTGTGTGTAAAATATGCGAATCACGCACAGTAATTCGGCGGTTGCCAATTACAAAGAGCCATCGAACGAGCTTTGGCGTCCTGAACCCACTCAGGCGCATCCTTGGCGTGAGTATAACCTCCATAACCTCCCCAAGTAGAATCAAGAATCTGCCACTTACCTGAAGCGGAGGATTCTGGATTCTGCGCAGTGATGATTCCTCGAGACTCTCGGTTCATAATCCAACAAGGCGGTAAGTCTCCTCCACATTTCCCCGATCCGTAGATGACCGGAGCAATGGTTGTGATCGTAGTACTGCTTGTACTAGTGGTCGTAGGTGGTGTAGTTGTAGTAGTTGTGGTACTTGTACTCGTGGTCGTCGTAGTAGTGACCACATGTGTAGGAGGTCTCTTATCTTGAAAAGAGATGTTCTCCGAATTGACCTTTCTCCCAGAAGAAGAACAGCCTACGCATACAAGTATCAACAACGCTATAACTAGTCGCATCTATCCCCCATAGGTGGGCCAATATGACAAAAAGTAAAATGAGAGATCTAACATTGCCCAGTGCTTGCTGGGTTAGGTGGGTTTGCGAACGCAAACTTTTGCACCGTAGTGTGCCTGCAAACGCAAGCTTTTGCACTAACTTAGATCTCTCATTATAACACATGAATATCTTGCGAATTACAAAAAGGAGAGCCCACGTTTGTGAACCCTCCTTTCTATTACAGATCGTCGCTGAAATCGGGCATTATTGCATGCATATCTCTTATCCGAGCGAAGTTTCTTCCATTCAAATCTCCGCCTTCTCCGGACAAATGTTTCCACATTCTGTTATTACTTACTCCAGCATCTTGCGCTGCTAACGTTTGACTACCGAACACCTTTCCGGTTGTCAAATCTATTATCTCATTTCCAGGACGTCCGATTACGTTTCCGTAGATCGAAATCGTCTGCTGCAGAAACGAACTGTCTTTGATTTTGCATCGATCCAAACTCATAACTGGGGTTGTAGCTTGAACCGCTTCACCCAACGCAGATCCTCGACGTTTTCCAACGACGTATCCCGTAGCCAATCCTGCTATAACACAGGTAGCTCCGATTATGTACTTTTCTTTGTGTTCTTTGATGTGATTCTTAATTCTCTCAACTTTCTCTTTGAATAGTCCTTCAATTTCTACATTTACGTTCATTTCATGGTCCTTTCATATAGTGTTGTTAAATCGGTCATCTCTCGTTATAGACCATGTGTGGCTTGCGAAAAACAAAATTAAAGGAGAGGGTTGTCCTCCGGTAATTCCGGGGATTGTGTTTAATTCTTTCGAATTACCCTCTCATTACAAAGGATGTATTTCTTGCGAATTGTTTTTGGAAAGTTTCCCCCGGGCTTTTTTCGAGTTTCGAATATGGAAATCGCTCCAGAACCCCCTAGATTGTGTTCTAAGGCTCTGGGCCCCCATCCTGGGACAAATATCCATCTAGTACTGTCAGACGGCTCAGAACGATACAGAAACCGGCAAAATATCCGGCAGAAATACGGACAAAAAATATATAAGGTGTATAACAAGCGAAAACACATGAGACATGTAAGACTCTTTCAAATCTCACACGACTCATGTGCTTTCGCTATTGCTGGACTTTATGGCGAATGCTTCGTTCTCAGAACGAATCCCAATCCTCTTGAAACCATCACGTGTCCACGCTCGTATCCGACAATAATCAGGATTCCGAGCAGATTTCCAACGACGACGGCCATCGTGTCCGGACTGACTTTGCTTCTGGTCTCTTCTGACCTCAGCTTCATCATCGTTTCAAGATGGTTCACCAACGCTGGATACTTCTCATCATCCACATTTGTTATCTTCAACTGACGTATAACATCGTTGATTGGCTTGTCGAGTATTGAAGATTCTTTCCTTACGAATTTCTTCAGCACTAAACATCCTTTCTCTAGCTCATTATAGTAGATGTTTATGCTGCGAAATTATTCGTCGATGCCGCCGTTCCACATAGTCCGTTCTCCACGTACTTTGAACAAGAGACTAGACATGTTTTTGATCTCATCAGGATCTATCTCAAGTTCTAAACCAAATATAGTCTTTCCTTCTTCGGTAGTGGAGATAACCACCTCTCCATCATAATGCTTATTCAATACAAATATGATGAAAACTCCCCATCCTGAAAAAGCGACCATAAGCAAAACGAAAACAAAGATTACTTCAGCCACTTTAAGCTCCTGGAATAGCTAATGTCGGATGACCACTTTCCCCGTTTTCGTCCTCAATCTCTACGTACTCTACAACCCGCATAGTAGCGATCTGACCGAAGTTACCGTCCAGCGAGACCAAATCACCTACGTTAAAGTCTCTTCTATATTGATAATTGGTCAATTTTGAAATATCCGCTCTACTGATCGTAACTCGATTCTGCTTTGCAAGGGCTTGACGGCCCCTGGTGTGCATCTTGTTAATAACCGTTGTAAGCGCAGATCCAGTCGGAGCAGCATTCAGATGCCCATCAATATCGCTTGCATCTACGATCATTTCTCGTCGATCGTAATTGGTGGGTCCTGAGCTCTCTACGACGAAAATATAACGCCCTACGACCAATGCAGCCGTTTTCCGCTTCTTATCAGTAAACAAATAGTCAGCGGTTTCGAGATCTCCGCCCTTCCACGAGAATATAACACTATTAGCTCGATTTACGCCTCTGTGGACAAGAAGTATAGTTTGTGTATTACTTCCACCAGGGAATCCGAACGTATTCACTCGAATCGTCTTGATTCCCAAATCGTCGATAGCCAAAATATCCAACAAAGCACCGAGAGCGCTCCCTCGGTTGATTGTCCGGAGCTCATTTGTCCCAGTGCCCGTTGCGTTCGTCTGCGCTATGACGTTATTGAGGAGGAGATGGTCATTTATCAGTTTTACGGCTTGGTTCCAGGATAAACCGGCTGCCAGAATATACTCCGCTACGAGAGATGATCCATTTGCCACAGTTACCCCGATCATTCGATGATCGAGGAAACTATCAAGGGTTCTTCCTGTCACTATCACCGCAGGATCTTCGCTGGTCTTCTCTTTGATCTCATGATTCTCTACGATCATCACTTCCATCGTATCCACATGAGATATAAGAGTCCCGAGAGGAAGAAACTCTCTGAGACCAGTACTCAGTTGACCAACTATCTCGAATTCACCGGGTTCGGCGTATCTTTCCGTCCACATGATACTTGTGGTGTTATTAATGAAATCTCCACGCTCGAGGACGGTAGGATCCGTTACCTCTGTGAATTTAAACAGATCCATTACACCCCCCAATATGCCGCATAGTATTCGAGTTCGTTCCAGTTGAAATGAGCAATGTCCATGAAATACAAGAGATTGGCCCCTGGAAACACGATCGGCCACACAGACGACGGTTGAATTCTGTCAACCAAAGGAATTTTGGTACTTCCACGCATCATATAGAGATACTTGTTCGAGAAGTCGCTCGAGAAATATAAAACGTCTCCCGCAAGGAACCCACCGTTCGGAACCACTATGAATTGCCATTCAGGGTCGTTAGGATCATCCTGAACCGTGAATGAAGGCGTCGCAGCGGTAAACGTGAGCTGAGCGGTGAATCCGTGAGGAGCCGTTGATAGACTGTCTGGGATCAGGATAGGATTAGCAGTGCGCATCTCTTGTGCAGTGTAATGAACCGGATTGATACCACGGAACATTGGATCATCACAGCGAACCGTCAGCTGAACTTCCGAAATCTCGCTGAAATATGGAACTTCGAACTTGGTCACGAATCCCATAATTCTGGCGACGATCGTAGTACCTGACTTGAAATGCAATGCCACCATACCGGTTCTTGTAGCGGAGATGGCCTTGTACAAGGTATCTCTGATGTCAGAATATGATTCACCAATATTGAAATGTGGGTTCAATACCGCACGAATGGCGATTTCTCTCGCTTTCAAACCGAAGTTATAGAATCTCGAGTTGCTGTTCAACCCGAATCCATAGAATTTCGGGATAATGTCTTCTGCATCGAGGCCTACGATCGCTCGAACTTGATACTTGTCCGAGGAATCAACGTCTCGTAGGCTGAAAGTAACGGTTTCAGAGAAGTTAGGAGAATATAGATCTACGCTGGTAAGTCTCATGGAATACTCAACTCCTCCTTGGCCAACGTGATCTGATTACGAGTTTGTTTGTAAATATCCGCCGTAGACAACTGTTCGGGAGCGTATATGTTCTGTTCGAACTTTACCTCACCAGTTGTAGCCGTCGGAGAGGTTGTTGTGTCTGGCACTATTTGGGCGTCAGAAGCAATTGTGCGTGCCTGAGCGGTTGAGAACGAAGGTGTCAACGCAGGTCCACCCTGAATATAATCGCTAATCTTCGCTGCATCCGCTTGTACCTTTGTCAGATCAAGGACCGGTGTGATCGTTGGGTTGAATTCAGTTATGTCCCCAAGACTATCTGTGATAGCTGTGAGAGAATTCCTGAATACATCAGTAGCTCTACCAACCACTCCCGCTGAACTATCTTCAACTGTAGTATCAGCATCTAGAGCCATCGTCATACCGTTCATCATGGCTTCACCAATTCCCATAAACACTAGAGAATATGGATCGCCGACAACTCTTAGTTTCTTCTTACCAGCAGAAACAGCTCCCCCAACCGCATCGGTTACTGAATGTGCCATATCGGCAGCTTTACCCGCAAGTCCAAGAGTCATACCATTAACAATAGCTCCAGCAAGACGTCTACCAGCACCCTCGATTTCAGGCATATGAGTATCAATGGCGTCAGCCAAACCATTCAGAAATTGAACAAGAACATCCCCAGCTTTGTTAGCAAGCTTAACTGCATTCTTTCCAAGACCTTCAATGAATTTACCAACAACTTCAGTGCCTTTGTCGATTACTCGAGTGATGTTCTTTCCGATACCACCGATGAATTGAACAAGAAGATTAGTACCTGCATTTATAATCTTCTGAATATTTGCACTGATTCCGTTAATGAATTTAACAATGGCTTCTGCAGCTGCTGCGCCGATTCGAAAACCGTTGTTACCGATAGAAGTAATGAACGTGATTACTAAGTTTGTTGCAGAATTGGCAATACGAGTTGCATTATTGCTTACCGCAGTAATGAATGTTGTAATCATTCTACCAACGGCATTTGTTACCTTAATAAGATTGTCTGTAATTCCTTTGAGAAATGCGATCAGTGCATTAACTCCCGCTGTACCGATTTCAACATACTTAGCTGCAATTTCTGCAATGAATTTCTCAATAATCTTAGCTACAGTATCGACAATCTTTGTAAGGTTGTTAGATATCCCCAACAAGAATGAAACGAGGAGATTTACACCAGCTCCGACAATCTGATCCATGTTGTCTTCGAGAGCTTTCATGAAAGCCAGATAAATCTCAATGACAAGTGTTGTAATCTGATCAATATTGTCTCGAATACCTGTAAGCAAATTGATAAGAAGTCCGAGTCCTGCTGCTATGAATTCTGGACCTTTCTCCACCATCAATCTGATAATGCCATCAATGAGCATCCCAATAATTCTGATAAGCTTCGGGACGAGCATGATGAGAGTGTCGGCAAGGTGACCTAGGAAAGCTCCTAGAATCTTCATCAAAGGAGGCAATGCTTTACCGATAATCATGATGAAGTCAACGAGACCTTGGGCTACTCCCTGGAGAAGTTTCGGAATCGCTTCTCCGATGGCATATAGAGCACCACCAATAGCTTCGGCGCCAGCTTTACCGGCTTTGGCAATCGTTTCGAACGCCTTAGCGACCGCAAACGCTCCAACGCCGATCAAAGCGAATCCGATTCCAAGCAGAGTCAATGCTGCGCCAAGAGCAAGCATTTCTGGAATAACCGGAGACAATGCCAGAGCAGCTACACCGAGCAACGCAAGGGCCGCTGCGACCCCGACGAGCCCGTGCAGCAAATCGCCCCAACTGAGGTCTGCGAACGCTGAAAGGGCTCCTGCGAGGAGCAGAAGCGAAGCTGAGACGATACCTATGGCGATAGCTCCGCCAATTGCGCCTGTCATTGCGTTCGTAGCCACTACGAGAATCAGCATAGATGCCGCAAGCGTAGCGAGACCCTTACCAATCTCTCCCCACGACATACTGCCCATTATCTTCATTGCACCAGCGATTTGAACGAGAGCAAGACTTACGAGAACGAGTCCTGCTGCGGTAATCGGGAGTGTAATCGGCATCGCATGCATAGCTACACCGATAATGACAAGCGCTCCCCCTATACCAACAAACCCCCGGAGCATTTCGCTGTAATTGATAGTTCCAAATATCTTCATAGCCCCAGCAAGAATATTCAAAGCTGTAGCTACTAATATAAGTCCTGCGCCTGTCAACGGAAGATTTGCTGGCATCATGTTCATGGCCAAAGCTATACCAGCCAAAGCCGCTGTAATGCCGATGATGCCCTTGATTAGTGTCTTCCAATTCATCGTTCCGAATAGCGCCACAGCACCAGCAAGGATTGTCAAACCAGTAGCAAGCGCAATTAGCCCAGTTCCGGATAGGATCAAACCAGGAGCGGCCTTCTCGAGGCCCTTAGACGCTGCAATCAAACCTCCGAGCATGACTCCTATGGCCGCTAGACCTTTGAAGAGATCTCCTGGCTTCATACGACCAAGAATGGCAACAGCGCCTGACATTATGACAAGTGCTGTAGAAAGAGCTATCATTCCTCCGGCAATGAGATCGAACTGTGCTCCGCTCTTGATACCTGCATCCATCTTGTTAAGGATGGCAAACGACGCCATGAGCTCGCCGAAACCAAACGCCATGGCAGTCAAAGCCTTGGTCAAGGCAGCAGAGTCAATCAGAGACAGCACCAACATTGAAGCAACCAACACAGCGATGGCTTCTGCAATCTTCATGATTGCATCGGCCTTGATCTGCAGCTGCATTGTCTTCAAAGTATTCGTCAACTGATTGAAAGTACCTGTCAGACTCTTCATAACGCCGCCAGTTAGGTCGACGTTAATACCACTATGCATCCACTTGGCGATAAGTGCCGCAATTCCACCGAGCAGGCCGACGTTTATGGCATCCAAGACATCATTGAACTCGCCTTTGCCCAATACAGCGGCAATCTTGTGACCGAGTTGTGCAAACCAGTCCCTGATACCGCCCCAAATCGTATCGAGAACATTGAAAATCTTTTCCATGGCCGTTTGGAAAGGTCGCCAAATATCCCCAACTCTATCGAAGATTCGTTTCAAGCTCGAGAAACGATCCCCAAGACGACCCATGCTTGCAGCGATCTTGTCGGATACTGCAGGATCAAATCCGGTAAACAGTTGTCCAATGAACTTTGCGGCGTCCTTCAAATATGGAATAGGATCCTTGATCCACTTCGTGAGATTCTTGAAGAAATCTTTGATCCCGCCACCCTTTACCAGCACGTTCTGAAGCTGCGTAAAGAAGTCGCCAATTGTGGCTGCAAACTCGAGAATTCCCCCGGAGCCAAGTCCGGTTAGCGAAGTAACCAATTGAGCTATAAATTTGGCGCCCTCTTTGAGAATCGTCCATCCAATGGATAGAACTGCAAAGAAGCCATCAAATATCCGTCGAATCTTGCTAAGTGTTTGCCCACTCGCCAGCAAATGTTCTGTGAACTTAGCGAACAAAGCCGAAACCGTTACTAAGACGGATCCGAACGACGCTGGGAAAATATCCCGAAACGCTTTCTTACCTACGTTGAGAATTCTCCCGAAAGCATCGAAAATGTTCAGCAATCCCTTTTGAATAAACGGAACAGCCTTTCGCAAAGGACTGAAATCCAAACTATTAATGTTGTTGATAAGTGTCTTGTTCATCATCCCCATAATACCGTGAATGGTATTAAAGAGAGGTTTCAAAGCTTTGGTAACTTTATCAACCGCTGGACTCAGCGAATTGAACAAATCTCTTTGTTGAGTAAGTCGAGGACCGATGAAAGCCTCGCCGAGCCTTGACATAGCAGCATGCAAGTTGGACAATGCACCGGTATAGGTCTTGTTGGCTTCGGTTGCATGTGCACCAAAAGCTTCGTTCATAGCACCGGCAAACGTCTTGAAATCAAGCGTTCCTGCGGTAGCCATTGCGTGAACTTGAGCCTCTGTCTTACCGAGAACCTTACCGATGGCTGCGGCAGCGTTTAGACCTCTTGTAGCGAATTGCATGAGGTCCATGTTTGTTACTTTGCCTGTACCTGCAGAACCAGCGAAAATATCCGCCATCTCGGTAAAGGAAGATCCTGTCATAGCGGCGGCACCGGCCACGCCCTTGAGCGCACCAGTCATCTCGTCGCCAACCTTAATTCCGGACGCTCCGAATTGTGCGGCCGCCTTAGCTGCTTCGTCTAGTCCGAAAGCAGTGCCTTTAACCGCCGCCAGGGCACTATCCATACCCTTTTCGACGTCGATTCCAAGGCCCTGGAACATGAACTTGGCTTGTTCAATGTTCTTTGCTCTAGCAGTACCACCTGTGATTATCGGACCAAGAATATCCCCGCCAATTTTCTTGGCCATACCGAGTGCGGCTTGTGTGATGGATTGAATTGCGCTGAATCCAACCGCACCCAAGATCGAGAACTTACTGGCGATGTGTTCTACTGCCGAGGCAATGTGAGAAATATCGAACCGACCCGCCGACTTTGAAATATCGTCGAAGCCTTTACCAGCATCCTTGAATTGCAGCGCTTTGTCCAGCTTGTCGAGGCTGGCAAGCGTAGAGCCTATCCTTCTTTCGAACGAAGCGTTATCGAACTCCATCCGTACAATTCGATCGTCTACACTAGGCATTTCTCACCTGCCTCCAAACATCCTCGACAATCTTGTCAAACAACGGCTGCATTGCTGGATTAATATAATCTCTTCCTGCTACGTAACCACCGGTTCCAGTACCATGACCATATTGAATGATGACAGCAATATTGACGCCTTCATTAGTGTGTATGTTATACCAACTAATAGAAGCACGTTCTTTTGTAATCTCTACTTGATAACCCCAATCATGTGCCGTTTCCCCGGTATCTATGGGTGTGGCTCTTGAGAGTGCGTCAACTCCCATACGACCATAGTGATCAAGATCGTTATACATGTCGCCACTCTCTAAATATTTCAAAAATCGTTCGGTTTTCTTAAAATCGCCAGTAGAAGCGATATTAAATATCCGCATTCTAACCGCCTAGCGAATCAGATTCCCGAATCAAACTAAAATTATTGACTGCTTGTGCTTGATTTGCATTCATAGCAACGATTTTAAATGTATCTCCATCAGCAACTGGAACTACCCACATACCATGCAAATGTTGAGTCCAAGTACCGTTTTGTGCAACACCGAGTGTAGTATTCATTCCTTTGGCTGCATTAGCAGCGTTTCTAATTTCAGCAGAAATCATGATGGCCGATCCAGAAACGGCCGCAACATCGTAACTAATGCGATAAATCCCACCAGCGCCAACTGGAATAGTAATAACGTTCGAATTTAGCCATGAAGCAGGGCCGTTCACAACACGGTTCAAAGGTAAAGTAGCGCCCGCTGTAGGACCATTAAGCGTAGGTCCGCTGACAATGATTCCTGTCGAAATTTGGCTTGGATACTTCTGCCAGTCACTACCCGTCCACAAAAACTCTTTCTTGGTGTCAACTTCGTAAATCTTGACACCCTCGTCCTGAGCCACTAGACCTGCTGGACGAGTTGTGCTAGTACAAATAATGTATTCTTGAAGTTTCCAACGAGTTCCTGTCCATGTTCGAACAAGATCTGTGTCAGTTTCGTAAATAGCCTTGCCTTCGTCAGAAGGTAGAAGTGATGGACGAGTTGTACTAGTACAAACAATGTATCCAGAACCATTAGCTCCAGAAGGACCAACTGGACCACGAACATTTCCAGCATTGATTGGAGTTCCATCTCTGGTTTTCAAAATAAGTTCATCAGCAACAACATCACCATCAATGACAGTGGCGTTTTCCATTGCAATCATTCGTTCAGCGGTTAAACCAGTTACGGTCCCCATTCGACATCCTCCTCATTCTTATCACTACTACTAATTTCATAGGTGTCTGCGTCCAAATATACCACTGTATCAGACACAATCTGAAACGTAGTTGCATCGAGCATTGTGATGACGCCTTCTTCTTTAGAATCGGCAGTCCATATACCATTGGCATGCTCGGTAATGATAAGACGATCCCATTTCCTGATGAAAGCGGCTAGACCCTTGAGTGACGGGAGATGCGCATCGGTGTCTTCGTCCCCATAAAGAATCGACTCAAGGTCCTGAAGCAAATTTGGATCCATTTTCGTACTATCAAATATAACATGAGCCGTTGGACGATAATTGTCGATGTCTTCAGGAATTGCGGTGATTGTCCATTCGAATTCCAGTGGAGTAACTTCTGATCCTAAAGTTTGGTATTGTCTTTGCGATGGGAGAGCCGTCAGGTTATAGAGAATGTGGATTTTGTATCCAGCTGCCAAACCAACTACATCATCACCAATCAAAGTCTGATAAGACAAACCAAATTTGTGTTGGGGCTGATTTAGAACGAAGAAACCTTCTTGTTCTTCTTCGGTTCCCTCATAATGCAGAAATTCTTCGGGGTAGGTAAATGCCCGCATTACAGCACTGAAATCACCAAGAGTTACGATGTCATTGAATTTAACACCATCGAAGTGGACAGGTTGGGAAGAATTGGAAACACTTTCTTCGATTGAAGTAAGTCCATTCCAAGGAACACCGGCTCCATCTGTTTGATAGAGAACGCCTTTACTTACTCCAGTTTCAAATAAATGCTCGCCGACTTGATCCCAAACAAGTACGGCCATTTAGCCTCCTCTCAACCACTCGTGTTGTATTGAGCCTTCCTTATGGCATTAAGCTCACGGTTTCGACTCGTAATCTCATGCCTTGACATCTTCTTAGGCGGTGAATTCTTAATGTTACAAATACGAATCAAAGCAAACAACCTATTTAAATGCCAGTACTCGCATTCAAACGGAATGGTGAAAGCAACCATCCAATAGTAAATCAACTCGGATGTGATTACTTCACCTTTTCCCTTACGTTCAGGCATAGACCCAAAAGTAGTTGCTGACTCTGATGACTCGATGTAATCATTGATTTGATTGAAATTCTCTTGAGACAGCCTATTCAAAACATCGGAAGAGTAAAGTGGAGAGATAATCATCGATTCTATGTACTTTAATACTTCTTCCGGCGTTTTGTGATTTTCAGTCAAAAAGGGCTTTTGAAATTTCGACTCCCATTTTGACAGTGAGACCAAAGAATGCTCTAGCTCTAATTCAATGTCGCCGACAGTTTCAAACGTTTCTGTCTCTTCATTGAAATACTCACTTCCTAGAACAACTATTTTAAGCATTCTTCAATCTCCTATCATTAGGGAGCCATCCCCGCTACCCAAGCGCTTCCGTCCCAGTGAGCTTCACCAGCAGTACCAGCGGTTCCTGTCTGTACATACTCTCCAGTAGTCCAGGCAGTTCCGGGACTTGCAACAACCCCAGAACTTTGCAAAGTTGGTACATCAGCCGGTGGGGTTGAACCGCCTGGAGTCCACGTTCCAGGAGCTCCTGCAGATGCTCCAGTTGCTTGTGCTGATCCTCCGCCTGCTCCGAAAATTGCAATAACCTCATCCGGAGTAGGAAGATGAGCAATACCAACTGTGGCATCACCGTACAAAGCGGCCTCGAGTGCTTTCAAAGCCGCATCGTCTACAAGCGAGGAATCTACGACAATGAGAGACGTAGGATTAAGACCAGTCACAGGAGCTGGTGTTGTAGTTACTGCCCAGCTGAATGTAATGGCCTCTGGTGAGTCGTTGATGGTGTTGTAGGCTTTCTCCGAAGGACTTGCCACACACCCGTACACGAGATGGAGTTTGTATCCAAAGTTCTCGTGCTCGAGATCGTTACCCAAACGAGTCCTGTAGGACAAACCAAACGTCTTACGAGGCTGTTGTCCAACAGTGACACCGTCTGAAGGAACGGCAAGACCATCAAACTGAGTAAACTCTTCAGGGAATGTGAATGCTTCGATGGTTGCTCCGAACTCCTCAGCCGAAATGAGGTTGAGGTACTTGATGTTGTCGGCATACTGTGCCGTTGACTCAGCCCCACTAGGAGACTCTGTCACCGTCGTAAGACCGTTCCAAGCAACTCCGGTTGCATAAACTCCCTGCGCATCCGGAATGTAAAGGACTCCGTGATCAACTCCCGTTTCATAAAACCGTTCGCCGATCTTATCCCAAACGAGTTCAGGCATTGAAAATTCCTCCTAAAAGAAAAGTTTGAAAACGTCATGATTAAGATTATCGGCTGTGTAAAACCGCTCATACACGCATAGTGGTAACTCAGCAATCTTGTCAGGTATACCACTATCCGGATCTCGATCAATGACCGTTACTTGATACCGCTTTTTACGAGAATATGGCTTATCGTCCGCAAATCTAGTTAATTCATAATCTCTTCTATAAACAATGCAAGGATAAGTCATAATTACAGTTGGTGGTGGTTGGAAATACACATGATCAGTTTGAAGAATATCAACGAAGATTTTTTGAAGATCAAGGCGTTGGGCCATTGTAAACACTCCCCAAACTAAGGATGAGACGGGGAGCTTTGACTTCCACATTTGTGACAGTCCAAAGAACCCCTTCCCATCGCACGTATTTGATCTTAAAGAAGTGTTTATTCGCATACTCATCGGCAACAATGCTTATTGAATTGCCGACTGAAATATCCTCGTTTACTCCTTCTCCAGGGTCTAACTTTCGTGTATTTCGAACCACATCACCGTAATACTCTGATTCGGTAATAACATCGATCCAAACACCTGAGTCAGATGGAGTTTCTACGGAATCAGCATAACCAACTTCTCCAAAGAACCTTGCCATCTTAACTCCTTTTAAACATTACTCTTCAGGAGGAGTACGACGCCCTTCACGTTGTGCAGACTGTGCTTCTGTCGTTGTTCCACCAGCGTCAGGGAGTGATCCGTGTTGCGGAGGAACACTCTGACGTTCGTTCGGCGGCTCAGGAACGATAATGTGAGCAGTACCAGCAGGCGGAGGAACGAATGTACCTTGCGTAACACAAATTGCAGACTTCAACTTAACCAAAGCACCTGAACAACGAGTTTCGATAAGGTACTTGTACTGGTTGTAGTCGATGTCGAAATCGTCGAACAAGCTAACTGCGCCACCCTTATCCGCACCAATAACGTAGTCATTCATGTTGACAATAAGTGCCAATGGGTTACCTGCGGCCGGATCGAAAATATCCACCGGAATAATTGCCGCAACTCGAAGCTCTGAGGCAACCTGGTCCAAGGAGCTGTAAATACGACGACCAAGCGTGTCCTTCAATAGCATGAATTGAGAGATAAGAGCTTCGCTCGTGTACATTGTAGGCATTCCAGTACCACGATACTGTGCACGATACTGAATAATCGCATCGACGAGATGTGAAATATCCGTTCCTGCCGTGGTAATGTCAGCCTTGACTTGAATGGTGAAGATCGGGTCGTCTGTGGCGATGGGACGAATACGATCGTGCAAAATCTGATCGGGATCGGGAGCCGTACGACCGTCTCCAACGAGAATTGCTCTTGCGAGCTCCTCGTCGAGCATGATGCGCATTTCACCCTTCATCCACGCCACGACGTCGAAGTCGGTGATGTCGATGATGTCGTCACGATCAAGTTTCTGCTTCTTGTAAATCGTCTGAGGGTTTGTCTCACGACGAGCCGTTGCATAGAACTCTTCTTGCTTCTCATTACCGGTGATGTAACCCTTTGCACGAGCGTCGTCGTACGTGAGGTCTGCCCAGTGAGTCTTGACCCGGCTGAATGGCGTCTTACGAGCTCCGTTAAGAACCGAGTTCACCCATTCTGTGCGACGAGTGTAGAATTCCGGGGAAGTAGTAAGTGCTGTAGCTTCCGGAAAGAGAGTATCGATTTGGTTAATACCGTGCGCAAGAGCGTAGTTCTCGACGGCTTGCTTGAGTGAGCCCGTCTTGGTTGCATCAGCAACAATACCTTGAACATCAGCATGAGAAAGAACTGACGACTCTTCACCTTTGTCATCTTTCTCGAAAACATTTCGGGTCATCTCACTGCCTTCCTTATCGGAATCATTGGAATCGTCATCAAGATTGTCTTGCTGTGCAGTTCCACCATCAGAACCTTCTGAAAGTGCCTGACCAACCATGTAATGAAGAACGTCCTGCTGTTCAGGAGTCATTGAATCATAAACGTCTTGGATGGTCGGGCCATCGCCGGAGTTTTGATTATCAGTGTTATCCGAATTAGAAGTATTGTCAGCGTGTTCAAGTTCAAGTTCGAGACCCGTGTAAATAATGGCTTCGTCGTCGATCATTTCTTCGTCACCATCTGAGTGACGAATAGTGACGTTTTCAATGAGAGCGCCTGGGTTGGCACCCGAAAGAACAAGACTTACCTCACGGATAGCTCCGTGAAGAACTCTTCCTGCCCGCTCGACCAGCTCATTCGCCCAGATAGACAACATGTTGATGTCTTTGTGCTCAACTAGGCCCTTTGCATGAGCCGCTTTTGCGGAGGTATTGAAAAATCCGTAAGCATAAACCCCATCGTCTCGATTTTCGAGGATGGCATGACCAAGAACATTCTCGGGGTCAGTATGACCATGCTGCCAAACAAGAGGAACTTTCATCTGATCCTGATGTTTGAATGCGCCAGGCATGATAGTACGACCGTCGGTGCACTTAAGCCCGGCTTTGGTCGCGTATCCGCTGAAATCTGCTTCCATTTTGACAGTTCCTTTCAAAAGAGTTAGGCCCCTGAAGTTACTACCGGCTTGTGTCCATTACCGTTTGGACTTGGAGCTTTACCGTTTGATGCTGGAACTCCAGTGTCTGCTTGGGGCATGTTACTGTTAATGAGTTTGTCTGCTTTAGGATCGCTAGATGGCGGAATACCCAAGAAACTCCTGATTTCATTAGAAGAAAGAATCTCATTACGAGTAAACTTATCAGCAATCTCAGCAATCTGACTAACAGGAACAAGTTTGAATGGATCCCGGAAGTATTTAATCCGCTCGTCATTCTGCGTACCCTGGGGCCCAAGGAACGCTCTCTGCATAGCTTCGACTATTGCATCGATAATAGGTTCGATGGTACGATTAAAGTAATTAAGAATAGCCTCTTCTTTTGCAGTACCGTTCATTACTTCCTCGGTAAGACCAAGCTGGTTATAAAGCAGATTTGTAAGATACTCAACTTGTTTTAAGAGGTTGTTCTCAGCGGGTCTGTTGAGTTGGGTAACCTTCTCGGTGCCATCGATGTAGGCAATGCCGTATTGGCTTCCCCTCAATTGAAATTCGATGTCTTCTCGACGGGCTTCGGCTTGTTGTCGCCTTGCTTCCGATTTGATAACATAAGGAAGCTGAATAATGATGTCAAGTCTACCAGAACTAGATTGTTCATCGACTGCATCAAGAAGCCCAAGTTTTCTTATCAAGCGTTGCAACGTTGAGTTAGGTTCGTTCATAACTGCATACAAAGGATTCTCAATAATTGCAACAAACCTTTTCTCTAAGGTAATTTCTTCTCGTTTACCTGAGTTCTCGTTGTAAACGCTTAGCTTAACATGTTTTGGATACCAAGTAACAACTTCGCCAACACGCAAAGTGTAAATTTCAAATATTTCGTTTGTTTGTGGATTTCTTGATGTATCAACAGGAACAAGAACTGCCACGCCCTTATCGAACAACGTTAACGCTATGTCTTGCCTGAAAGCTCTTGGTCCTTGATCCAGATTTGGCTCTAAGGTAAGACAATCATTCAAAGAACTTTGAACATCTTCTTTGTATCGGCCTTCTTTGTCTAATTTAGTATGTTTGATAATTAGACCTGCTACATCAACACTTAGTCTCGCATAAACAGACGAAATAATTGAACGTTCGGTATAAATTTGTAGCCTTGATCTAGAAGGAGACACTCCGTAATTACCACTAGTCGTGTATTCTAAATATTGATCATTAATTTCGTTTGTGTTACGGAAGGCGTTCCATGCTTTTCTAACTCGATCTAGAATAGGCAAATGGAATCACCCCTTATAAGTTCTATAGTTGTATTTGAGCTCACTAATATGAACTCCGGCCGACTTAAGTAGTAATGCTCTTGTCTTTCGTTTTCCGTTTAGAATATCTTTTTGAATTCTTCTTTGCGTCTCAAGATCTGACTTAGCGACGTTTTGAAGCGATCCTTCTCTCAATCGTTCATACAGAGAAGTGTTCAAACCAACCGTTAACTTATCTCCGAGACTGCCTTTTCCTTTGGCAACCCGACGATATCTATCAATACCGCCTTGTTGTCTCTTTACTTGTCTAGCAATACGATTTTGTTTTCTTCGAACACCCCATTTTTGTCCTTTAACACCGTGATGTTCGAGGAAATCTACAATTGGATCACCCTCTAAGATCACTCAAACGCCTCCTTGTTAGCTTTATAGGCAACGTATGCATCCATCATCGCAGAGACGTTGTCGATCTTTTCTTCAGCACGTTTCTTTAGAAGTTTTCGGTTTCCGTTTGTGTCTTCCAAAGTAACTGCGTTGCCCATAGCAAATGACATCAATTCTTGATCGAAAATCAGCTTGCGTTCCTCAGCCAAGATCTTCAATTCACCTAGAGGAACCGATTCAGTTCTTGAACCTTGAATTACTTTCTCAATTCCAAACGAACCATTCTCAATTTCCCATCTTGTAACGAATTCTTTGGCGTTATAAGGGTCGAATCCAAAACAACGAACGTCGTATTCGTTTTGTCTTATAAATGCGTCTAAATCATCATAAACTTCCATCATGTCCAAGACAGTTCCGTCAAGAACGTGTAGACTGCCTTCACGAACAAACTCTTCGTACTTGGCACGCATAGCACCAGGAAGTTTCATGAGTGTCAAAGACGTTATGTAGCTTCGTGTCTTGACCCCAAACGAATAATTCTGGAAAGGAAAGAGAAGAGTAAAGGCGCAGAAGTCATCACCCTGTGAAAGGTCAGCACCAAGCGCACACGGCATTCCCCAAAACTCTCTTGCACGATGAGGAAGCGTCTCTTCGTAAGTAAAGAAGTAGGTGTATCCCTCCATAGGAATTCCAAACCTCTTTGCGAGGATGTCGTTCCTAACAGCGGGAGCCTTTTCTGCTCTTTCAACATCCAAATGGTAGACATCATAGGTAACTGTCTTACCAAGATTTGGATTTGCCTTCAACCACGTCGAAGGATCGGCAACTTCTTCAATGTCATCCAGTTTGTAATGCCAAATGGAAATGTGTGGTGCTTGATACTCACCCTTCAGAATGCTGGCAAGTTCCATTTTGACGGTGTCACCAGAACCATTCCGAACTGTTCCTTCCGAACTAATAGCAACGATCAAATAGTCTTCCATCTTCGAAGCACCTTGCTCGATTGCACCGACAACATCTTCTCTGATGTCTCCTGACAACCATTCGTCGATGGTAGACACCTTAGGTCGAAGACCTTGAAGCTTGTTGATCGTCATAGGACGTACTTCGAGCAACGAACCAGTCAAGAAGTTCTCTATGCCCTTCTTGGTCGAGGCCAACTTTACTCTTTGTGCTCTTGATCCCGTGGTGTTCTGCAAGGAACCCTCGGTTAAGAACTTGAAGAGTGGGCCTCTGGCTCTTGTGATAGCGGTTCTGAACGGAGACATTACTTCTTCGGCTTGTTTCATCGTTGGGGCCGTTGTGATTTGATGAGTCGTTGCGGTATCCACATTTAAGAAGTATGCTTGAATGCATTGCGCATACATCGACTTGGCCGACCCTCTGGCTACGATGAGGTATTGCTTTGTGGTGAGTCGTTTCTTGATAAGCTTCTTTACGTAGTGTCCTCCGGCAGCTCCCTCGTTCGGTTGATAAACGCTTCGTTCAACGAAGAAGTACCAACCAAAGATTTGCTCTGCCCAAAGTTTGAATGTATCTAGAAGATGTAAATCGCTACCATCAGTAAGAGTAAGTTCGAATTCACAATAATGAATGAACCCAAGCACAGCCCCGTCATCGTAGTAGATGTTAGGATTGGCAATGAGTTCATCGATACGATTCATCTCCATAGAAATTTCTCGATTAACTGGAATTTCTCCAGCAAGGACTGACGCACGAAATTGTCCATAGTAATAAGGAGTAGCAGTATTAGATAGAGTCAATCCTCCTCCTTACTATTTGTGAAGTGCTTTCTTACCAGCAGCAATAGCCGCTTTTCCGGCCGGACTGTTATACATATTGTATATAGTAGTTGCTGTAGTAGCAGCACCTATGATAGCACCGACCGCCATGCTTCCTTTTTTCATAGTACTTGGATTCATCCGTCGATAGTTTTGTTCCAAATTCATACGTTCGTTGACCGCTTTCAGTTGCTTGTTGGTCAACGTATGAGCTGGCTTACCTCTATGCGGAGCACTCTTCTTGAAATCACTACTTGGTTTTGGCTTGTTTCGTCTTGCAAGCCGAACTCGACTTTCTGGATTTCTAATTCCCCAGTGCATTCCTTTAATGCCATGATGTTCGACGAATTCATTTACATCAAAACCGTCGACATTAATCACGAAGCCTCCTCCTTAGGCTCAGGAAGTGGAATGTACGCAATTGTAGGAGGAAGTTCAACCTCTCGGAAGACGTTGAGTCTCCATTCGTATTCCCTGATTTGATCTGTAGCCGCTTGAATCAAGAAAGAAGTGGCAGGAGGATCGAACAGAATTCGGACTTTCAAGAAAACGTATGTTTTTACTAGCTGAAGTTGGTTTGATGGAACAAGAAACTCGCTCCATAGATCATCCTCATCCTGGATATAAAAGCCCTCTTCTGGACCAACCCCGAGTTGGTTGAGAATGGTGAAAGCAGCATTGATGTGTGTGATAATGTCCAAATCGAATGCTGTATAGTCTTGGTCAAGACCCAGAATCTTCTTGGTGCTCGTTAGAATGCTTTCTTCCATGTTTTCACCTCCTAAACTACCACAACTTTGTATCTTTTGGTGTACGTGTCGTAACAACTTGCGGAACGAGGCTATTAACCCCGAAATGTATTGCATTATGAGTCTTTGGAGTGGTTGTTATCAAGAATTCAGGATCGATTATCCACTCTTCTCCATGGATAATGTCCTCAACAACCATCGGATTCACGTGATGAATGACCAATTCTCCAAATATCTCGTAACCCACAACCCCTAAATCACAACCATTATCCCTAAGAATTACGTCTCTTCTAGCTCTTCGCCACTCCATAGAAGTGTAAAACGCTTGGTTAATATACCGATCATAACCAAACGTAGAACGACCTACGGCTCCCTCAAGTCTCAAATATTCGAATCTTTCCTCGAAAAAGAGCAATTTGTTTAACTCTGAATATGATCTAGATTTCGACATCATCCTCACCCATGTCACGCCCCGCATATGAACGCATGGCATTCAGAGCCTGTTCGTACAGCTCTTCAATTCGCTTAGCAGAAGCCATCATTTCGACTTTGGAGTTGAGAAGTTCGTTCTCTCGCTGAAGTCGTTCTTGCTCAAGCTTTTCACGGGTAGATCCGAGCTTTAGATAATGGGTTATGACTTGTGAGGACGCAATTCCCTCAGCTAATTGTCGCTCGGCCAAATCTATAGCAAGGGAGACTAACTGGTTCTCACGATTCTCTTCCGTCATAGCCGGACGTCGATGCGTTTTACGCCTACCAGCCATTAATCCCCCTTTCTATTGAAATATAGGAACTATTCCCGTTCCTCGAGTTCGTCGTCTTCGGTTTCGTCTTCTGCATCCTGCAGATCTTTCAGCTCACGTTCCTTTTCAACACGCTCGGACTCTGAGATGTGAGTCTCTTCTACTTCATCTCCGGGACGTTCCATGAACTCTCCTTTGGTGCTATTGTGGACCCATGTCTTCAAGCGTAAGCCATGCAGGCGCTGCTGCAGTGGCAACCAAGTTAGTGTTTCCCGCACTCGCTGAAATACGTCCAGTATAAGTAGCCGCAGCAGTTACTGTAGGAGCATCAAATGCAATTCCCGATCCAGCACCATAGTTTCCTGCTGCCATTGCGGGTGTTCCAATAAGAACGTACCCAATTAACACGTTGGCTTTACCGACACCCCAGTCTACAGAAGCTGAGGCTGAGGTAACAATGTTTCTAACAAACGCTGTAATCCTATAACGACGACCGGCGATAACTGTGTATGTAATTGACAACCCAGGAACGTTGTATTGACCTGCGGTTGGTGTTGTGTTGGCTGTAATCATTGCAGGAGGAACAACCAAACCCCATGATGTCGACCACAAACCTGTGGGAAGTAACGTAATAGAAGCCGGAGTTCCTAATGCCGGAGCAATCGCAACCGGCATAGAAACTTGGAAAGAATAAAAACCGCTTGATAAAAGAATGGCACTTTGTATCTGATGAACACTGTAATCTCCAGTTGACCATCCGATAACAACTTCGTCCATCATAAATATACCGGAATTAAAGAATTTAGTACGATCCACACCATCCGCATCAGTAGCGTGAATACGTAAATTCGTTGGATTACCTACTGTAGGATTAGTAGCCCACGTAAAGTTTCCTGAACCGGGCGTTACTCCAGCGCCGTTATACGTCCATCGTGCTGTTAATGGATTACCTACCCCTTGCGGGCCCTGAATGCCCTGAGGACCTTGCACGCCTTGGGGTCCTTGGGGACCGGTTGCTCCCGCAGTACCCGGATCGCCTTTAGGCCCCGTAGCACCAGCAGTTCCTGGATCACCCTTCGGACCTTGAGCACCGGTTAGACCAGTGGATCCGGTAGCTCCGGGATCTCCCTTAGGTCCCTGTGGTCCGGGCACGGTGGAATCTGCGCCAGCCGGGCCAGTAGATCCGGGGTCACCTTTTGGGCCCTGAGGACCTGGAACCGTGGAGTCAGCACCCGCTGGGCCTGGCGAACCTTGCGCACCTGTGTTGCCCGGAGGACCCTGAGGGCCCTGGGGTCCAGGCACTGTTGAAGCGGCTCCTGTTGCACCAGGATCTCCTTTCGGACCTTGTGGACCGGGTACAGTTGAATCAGCGCCTGACGGACCTTCTGGGCCTTCCGGACCTGCTGGGCCCGCAGGACCTTCGGGACCCGCTGGACCGGCTGGGCCTTCTGGGCCACCTGCCGGACCGGCTGGACCTTCTGGACCTTCTGGGCCCGCAGGACCAGTAGCACCTTCTGGACCCGCAGGACCGGGGGGACCCACAGGACCTTCAGGACCCGTTGGACCACCAGCAGGCCCGGGAGGTCCAGGAGGGCCGCCAGCAATCACTGAAACAGTTGATGAAGACGGTTCAACAACAATGGTTTGGTAACGAGATAGGACATTGATTTCTCCGGTCATGCTTCATCCGCCTCCAAATCTTTCGTGGCGGAAAATCCATCGCCTAGTCGAACTAGCGAAAGACGAATTACTTGCATGTATCCAGGAGCAGCCATGGCGTTTCCACGTGTTCGAACTTGAAAACCATCTCCAACCGCACATTGCCTAAGCCATGATGACTGGTATCGACACCCTACGGTAGAAATTGTATGAGAAATGGAGGTCCGCATGTCCATTGGAGAGTGTGACGCTCCTGCAGCATTAGCTACTTCCCAGATAATCCCAACAACATTATCTGATCTATATGCGAGATCACATTCAATCAGATATAGACCGGCTGCCCCAACTGGGATTGTTATAGTATTAGCTGCTAACCAAGAAGCGGGACCGCTAAGAATTGAGGACAAATTAAGTAAACTATTAACCGCTGGTGTAGCTACTTGAATTCCTGTCGCACTTACTCCTCGTGGAGTAGCTGTGCCACCGCCCGGAGTTCCAGCAGGCCCTTGAATGCCTTGGGGCCCTTGAGGACCCGGAAGACCTTGCGGTCCCGGAGATCCAGGAGGACCTCCTGCAACGACAGAGACGGCTGAGGACGCTGGTTCGACGAATATAGTTTGTGATCGATTGATAACATTGATCTCGTCGCTCATTCTGTCACCGTCGCTCTGAACTGAACCTCCAAAGGCTTGTCAAAGACTGGGACCGGCTCTCCGTTTGTAATTCTCTTAAGATCCATGTATCCACTATTTTCTTTGATGGATACGGTGTCGATGTCGTCGAGAGTCAAGAGCAACTGTCCATCAGTACCATCATTGACAAAACTCACAACCCACGTTGCGATCAAAGGAGCTTCTACATCTGGCTCGGATCGAATCTCGCTGGTAATATCGTCAGCAGAAACATCGATTCCAAGATTTACTCGAACTGTGTTAGTTCTGCCTTTATGAACAATGACTTCGTTGCTCATTGACCTCTCCGTTAATCGTCGGCCAACTCCGCCATGATTTTCTCTAGGTCGCTAGCTCTTATACGTCTGTGTTGTTGATCACCAATTGCAGGAAGCTTTCCTTGCCTGATCCAACGGCGAACAGTTGAAGTACGAACTCCAAGTTTTTCGGAAACCTGACGAGTTGTGTACTTTCTTTCTGCTGTCACCGATGAATACCGAGCCAGGCTAATAGCTGTACTCCGGCTATAACCCCGACCTCGACTAATAGAACTAGGCTTTGACTATGGCTCATCCTTTCCCTCCTTACCGAGAGAAAATATTCGGAATGCTTCTGGGATCGTAATAATTCCCATTAACAATAAGCCGATAATCACATCGCCTACCCGAGGACAAGTATCTGTCAGACCTATCGCTACGATGTAAACACCCACTAGAAAGGCTACAGATCTCCTAAAGACCTCCATAGAATCCCTAAAGGTATAAACCGGGACAAAAAGGACATTGTTTTTTTCAAAAATTCCACCGGGGGAATATCCGGGAG